TGATAAATCTACTGGCATTATGCCTCATCTTCGCACTTATGATGCATCCTCACTCGCTTACCGCCAAGGGCGGACTCGGCGCGGTAGTTATGCTACTTACTTGGATATCTCTCATCCCGATATTCTTATATTTCTTGAAATGAGAAAACCCACAGGTGACCAGAACATGCGTTGCTTGAATTTGCATCAAGGCATCAACATCACCGATGACTTCATGCGATTGATTGAACAATCTATGCTTGATCCACATGCTGATGATACATGGGAACTAAAAGATCCACATAGCGGTGTTGTGCGTGATACAATACCCGCAAGAGAATTGTGGCAAAGAATTCTTGAAGCACGTATGCTAACTGGTGAACCATATCTACATTTCATTGATACAAGTAATCGTGCTATGCACCAGTTTCAGAAAGATTTAGGATTAACCATTAGACAAAGTAATTTGTGTAGTGAAATTATTCTACCGACAGACAAAGACCGCACCGCAGTATGTTGCCTGTCATCTGTAAACTTGGAGTACTATGATGAATGGAAAAATGATACCTTATTCCTTAAGGACATTGCTGAAATGCTTGATAATGTTTTGGAGTATTTTATTGTTAATGCGCCTGATACCATTTCCCGGGCTAAGTATTCTGCTAGTCGTGAGCGTTCTATTGGCATTGGTGCCTTAGGCTTTCATGCATTCCTACAGAAAAGTGGTATTGCATTTGAAGGTGTTATGGCTAAAGTTATGAACAATCAAATGTTCAAACATATTAAGGAGAAACTTGATGAAGCGAATATTCAATTGGGCAGTGAGCGAGGCAGTCCTCCTGATTGCGATGGCACTGGTCGTAGGTTTGCTCACGTTATGGCTATTGCTCCCAATGCTTCTTCTTCTATTATTATGGGTAATACCAGCCCTTCTATTGAGCCGTATCGTGCTAATGCTTATAGACAAGACACATTGAGTGGTTCATCATTGACAAAGAATAAGTGGTTGGATAGAGTAATTGAAAAACATCTGGCGGGTGATGGTGAAACAATATCAACAAATGATTATAATGACATTTGGTCATCAATCATTGCAAACGATGGCTCTGTTCAACATCTAACATGGATGGATGAAAATACAAAAGAGGTGTTCAAGACTTCAATGGAGATTGACCAGCGTTGGGTTGTTGAACATGCCGCTGATAGACAGCGTTACATTGACCAAGCACAATCATTGAATCTATTCTTTAGACCAGATGTAAATGTTAAGTATCTTCATGCTTGCCACTTCTTAGCATGGAAGAAAGGTCTCAAGACATTGTATTATTGCCGTAGTGAGAAATTGGCTAAAGCTGATAAGGTATCAAAACGAATTGAACGTGATGTAATCAAAGAACTTGACATGACGCAAATTGCACAAGGTAATGAATGTTTAGCCTGTGAGGGTTGAATGAAACCTACTATAGCATTGTTTATACATGATCCTAAGTGTTCGGTGCAAAGTGGCAATGGTATCATCAAGGCTTTAGGTTCGCAATATAATTTTAAAATATTTTCAAAGAATGAACTAGAAGATGATTTCTTTGATGATGTGCAAATGATTGCAGTACCAGGTGGCTTTGGTGATTCTGATTCATATGACAGATTATTCAATTACAATGCATATCGTGTGAAAGAATTTGTAAAGAATGGTGGTCACTATCTTGGTATCTGCATGGGTGCATATTGGGCAGGTAAACACTATCTCAATATCCTAGATGATGTAGAAGTTGAGCAATATATAAAAAGGTCAAACGCGGATACACGGCGACCACACGCAAAGAACATACCTATCATTTGGAATGGTGTAGATGACAGCATGTTCTTCTATGATGGCTGTGCATTCGGACCAGGTCAGTATGATATCGTTGCAAAGTATATGAATGATGATCCGATGGCTATTATAAAAGGTAGAATTGGTCTGATTGGTTGTCATCCCGAAAGCCAATTACACTGGTATGAAAGTTATAGTTGGATGAAGGGTAAGTATCATAATGGTAGACACCACACACAGCTACTAGAGTTTGTAAACAAATTAATGAAAAGGTAAAGAATGTCTCATATTGTTGCTAATCTTCCACCAATAAAATGTTTTGTTCGGAAAGAATTTCTTTATGATTTTGAAAAAGGTCATGGAGAACTAGAGCCTTGTTGGTGGGTAAGTATTAAATCTTTGAGAGGTCAAGCATTTCGCATTGAAGCATACTTGAATAACTATGGCGCTTTGTATGATAAATTACCATTACATGCATTTTGTTGGAAACCAATTGAGAATGAATTACCACTAGATTATTTGCAGTTGTGGGATTGTCTTTCATATGATATAACTGTCATAAAGAAAGCACAATTACAATCAATGAAGTGTAAGTTTAAGTTAAAGAATGGAGATTGGCAATATGGTGTTTATATGTTTACAGTTGATTCTGCTCATCCTGATTTTAACATACTTGATACAGGGTTTTCTGAGGATATCGAGGACCACAAGTCTTATAATTTCATTATGTGTGATAATGGGCAGTTTGCTTCTCAGCCAAACAATCGTTTAATTGTTCTAGAGCCTAGTAGTAATCCAACAGAATTAAAGATGCCCGACTTTAAAGTTGCGACAAAAAAATGGTCAGTTGAAACAGATTCAAAATGGGCATTAGGTGATACAAATACAATAATGTATGAAAAAATAGAAAAGAAAGAAAAGAAATGAAAAAAATAATTATAACAATAATGGCGATGGCATCCATCGTAGCATTTGCACAGGGCAAACAAAAAGAGAATGCAGTTAAGGGTGTCATCTATGATGCAGTTATCACCAGAGTTATTGATGGTGATACTATAGCATTTCAAGCACCATTTCTGCCAGCACCGTTGAAGCAGGAACTATCTATTCGTGTGTTCGGTGTTGATACACCAGAAAAAGGACATAGAGCCCAATGCCCAAGCGAGGATCAAAGAGGTCAGGCCGCATCTGCATTTACTAAAGCACAAATAAGCGCATCAACAAAGCGTCAGGTCATTCTAATGGACTGGGACAAATATGGTGGGCGTGTGTTGGGTGATGTTATTCTTGATGGTAAGAGTTTGCGTCAGATGTTGATATCAAATGGTTATGCCCGTGAGTACTACGGTGAAGCCAAACAAAGCTGGTGCAATTGATATGAGAATTTTAAGATTTACAGCATCATGGTGTGGTCCATGCAAATTATTAGCAAAGAATTTGGAAGAAGCCGACATTAGTATACCAATTGAGGTTGTTGATGTTGATGTTCATTCCGATGTTGCAGTAGAATACGGCATTCGTGGTGTACCAACATTAATTTTATTAGATGAAAATAATAATATATCTAAAAGACTTGTTGGCAATAAAACAGTTTCAGAATTAAAGGAATGGGTCATAACATGATTAAGAAAACAACAAGCAGACTAACGGATGAAAGAAACCATTTCAAGCCGTTCAATTATCCATGGGCCTATGAAGCATGGCTAAAGCATGAACAATCACATTGGTTGCACACCGAGGTGCCAATGCTTGAAGATGTAAAAGATTGGAAAAAGAAACTAACCGTTGAAGAAAAACAATTTCTAACACACATCTTCCGATTCTTTACACAAGGTGATATTGACGTAGCTGGTGGTTATGTTAAGAATTATCTACCACATTTTCCACAGCCCGAAGTGCGTATGATGTTGATGGGCTTTGCCGCAAGAGAAGCATTGCACGTAGCCGCATACAGTCACCTAATTGAAACTCTAGGACTACCAGAGACAACATACAACCAATTCTTAGACTACCAAGAAATGAAGGACAAACATGATTACGTTCTGGATATATCTTTACAAAATGATTCAAATAGTTCTGTTGCTACTCATATTGCAGTATTCAGTGCTTTCACCGAAGGGATGCAACTATTCAGTTCCTTTATCATGTTACTTAACTTCCCTAGAACCGGCAAAATGAAGGGCATGGGTCAGATTGTAACTTGGTCTATCGTTGATGAAACAATGCATGCCGAGTCCATGATTAAATTGTTCCGTACATACATTGAAGAAAACAAGGAAATATGGAACGATGAACTTAAAGGAAAAATTTACTCAATTGCTGAGAAGATGGTTCAGTTGGAAGACAAGTTTATTGATTTGGCATTCAGTATGGGTCCTATGGATCGCCTTACTGCTGATGATGTTAAACAATATATTCGTTACATTGCTGACCGTAGGCTTATTAGTTTGGGTCTCAAGGGAATAATGAAAGTCAAACGTAATCCACTACCATGGGTGGAAGAAATGATTAATGCGCCAACGCATACCAATTTCTTTGAGAATAGATCCACTGATTACTCAAAGGGCGCACTATCTGGCACATGGGATGATGTTTGGGGCAAGGCTGCATAATTACCTTGACAGAATGATTGTATTGTTATATAATGTATTATGCGTATAATTGACTTGATTAAAAAACTTGAGGACCTCTATTGCACCTATGATGATGAATACAAACATCACATGGGTGAGCCAGAGATTATGATTGATGTGTTTGGTGATACCGATAAGCCACACATGTTTGAGTATAGGGGTTTCTCAAAAGACATTTGCATAGACAAAAGTGCAGATGGTGTGTATGATATTATTAGAGCATTTGACATAAAGGAAGAAAATAATGGCTGACGAAAAAACTGAATTGAAACAAGAATCTGGACCAAAGCGCAAGATTACACAAATCACAACCGCAACAACAAATTCTGGTAGAATTATTGTGACTGCATTATGCAACGATGGTACATTGTGGCGCCGTGATGTAATCAATGATAGCACCGAATGGGAACAACTCAAAGGCATCTAATGACGATAGCAAACATGATTGCAAATAATCCAGCGCAATTCAATTGGGCTGATAAAGAATTTACATTCAATACAAAAGACTATCCTATTGGTGGTCAATTAGTGGGCACATCATTAGATATAACCTTTGTTGATGTTGATAGATTTTTAACTGATGATGATTTTAAACATGCTATTAAAGTAAAAATGGCAACAGCATTAGTTAAGCATATGATGGAAAATAAACTGATAGAGTTTACCAAAATTCAGGATTCAACCACCGGTTCATTCAGATTAAACGCAAGGTGTTATGTAACTTCCGATGACCAAGTGAGAATATTAAGGACACATTATGGTTCAACTTGAATGGTTCATATACGGAGCATTGTTCGGTTGGTTAGCACAGCCAACATGGGAAGTAATTAAGAAAATTGTAAGTGAAGCAAAAAAAGCAAAGGAAGAATGGTAATGGATGTAGAATCAGCATTGTATTTTTTAGGTGGCTCAATCTTTATTGGGCTTGGTATTTGTGTTATCGGCATGTTTTTATTGTTGATGAACAATATTTACCACAAGTTTTGGAAACCTGTTGAGTGGACAATACCACAATATAGGTTCATTGATGCAACCGCAGAGCCAAAGCCAGTTGATAAAACAAACGAGCCCAAGCTATAAATTAGACATGGTATACTAGTAGAAACACTTAGTTTTTATTGCAACGCAACATATATATTTGTATGACACAGGAGTGCATAACAAATGAAAAATCATATACAAGAACTTTACCAAGAATTAAAATTGCTTATTAAGGAATTTAATTCACCAATCGCTTATCAATAAGGAAAAACAAAATGGATATCACACAAATTCAAACCAAATCAAAAGAATTCACAATCGCAATGATTGATGCAAACGAACAAGCATTCAATGCTGGCGTCAAAGCATTCAACAAATTTATAGGTACCGATTATGCTACATATACGTATGGGCTAACATATATGGGATCGGAACTTAGTAAAAATGCAAGAAAAATCGTTGAAGAATTCTCAGACCTTGCGCCTGCAGGAAATCAAAAGTAATCTCAATTGCTTTCACCCAGTCGTTCGCAACGGCTGGGTTATTAAATTCTCCATCTATAAGAATACCGGCATCCTTTTAATTTTTACCTCAAAATATACTGGCCAGACGATTATCCGATATTGCGATTCGGAAGATGGTGCAGTAGACTATATAAATATAATCATAGAAAAAGATGCAACGGTTCATCAAGACCACAGAGAATTCTAAGGAGATAAAATGGCTTTAACAATGTCGGGAACAACACTAACATTTAACGATGCTACAACACAAACAACTGCGGCTGGCGGAGCCGCTGGGTTTACGGCCGTAGGTGCATACGGTGGATTTATATTAACATATAACACTCGGATTCTCCCCAACGAGACTATTTCCGGTAGTTATTTGTATAGAGTTAGTTCGCAAACTTCAGCATTCAATCAAAATCCATTTGAACCTACCGCCGCCAACGGTAACTTTGTAAATTCCACAAGTAGTCCAATAACTTGGCGTTCCGATTATGCTATGGTTGTAGTTAATCAGGCGGGAACATGGAGACTTGTAAGCGCCCATGCCAACAGAATACCCACCACTCAGACCTCTTATTATGGCGCAGTTGTCTCAACTCACTTTTTGGGCATGTATCAAAGAATATCTTAATTTTGAAAGAAAAAAATGATTATAGAACAAATTAATTATACAGTTGTCCGTAATTTAAAATGGACTAATCCGGAACATACCGCATTTAATTGTGAAGTAAACTTCAATCATCTTTGGGAAGAGTTTGTTCCTTTTCATTGTACAAAATCGGAAGCTGAAGGATTGATTTATACCCACACAAAAGAAATATGGGAAAGATCCTTATCTGGTGAGTTTGGTCCAATTGCTGAATATGAAGAACCAGATAATCCTCCCATTGAACTTCAACCCCATTTAATTATTCCAGTTTCAATTAACGGCCAACCAGAGGGAGATTTTCTATGAGCGTAGATGTTAAATTAGGATGTGTTGAAAATTTATTCACACGCATGATGCATTTTAAAAATGTAGGTGATATTGAGATTGGCCATGTACATCAACATGACCACTTGACTTTGCTTGCTAAAGGCAAATTAAAAGTTACTATTGATGGTCAGGAAACAGAATTTACTGCACCTCACATGATTTATATTCACAAAGACAAAGTGCATGAATTGGAAGCATTATCCGAAAACACTGTTGCTTATTGTATTCATGCGCTAAGAGATAAAGAAACTGGTGAAATATTGGATCCCGATATGGTGCCAAAAGGATCTATTGCCCAAGCGTTACAAACATCTGAGCGCATTGCTATTTTGTGATAGTTAAAAAAAGAATAGTTAAATCTTGGTCATGTGCAAATGAAGTGACGCCGGCCACAAAGGGATTTATTACTAATCCTTTTGGGCGTGACAGAAGATATTCAATGCAAGATTCACATCCACTGTGGTCAAAAGCATTTTCAGAGTTTGAACTCACTCCTGTTTCTGTAGAACCAATGTTTAAATGTTTCACGGGTAATCATTTTATTGATGGTGCTTTTGCTCACAGGCATATTGATAAAGCCCCTGAAGGACTAGTCCACACCAGATGTAATTTGATGATTAAGAAACCACCCATCGGTGGTGATCCAATTCTTGATGATGAAATTATACATGTTGAAGAAGGTGATTTATGGTTATGTTTGGCTAGTATGGAGTATCATTCAAGCACACCGATAAAAGGTGGTGAAAGAATTATATTTTCATTCGGTGGTCTTGTGCCAATAGAACAAATCAATAATCTATTATGCAATACACAAAACGATTCACACTAAACAAATATGAGTTAGTACTCGCATACAGCATTAAATGGAAATCATACCCAGGCGATGATGGTAAGTATTATGAGAGTGAAGAAGTAAAGTATATTAAGTTTAGATTGGCAAATAGAATGATTAGGGCTGAATCTGAAGACAACTACCGAGGCTTCACATTACTCGGACTTGATGTTGGCATTGGTACCAAAAAACAAACCGAACAGATTATTTGAATTGTGACAGTTTTGTTTCAATTACATTAAAATCTAGATAAGTGTATGGGGTTGTCCCATATCAACTATAAGGATTCAAAATGAAAAGACTAATTGCAAGCATA